TGCCTTAACAGCTGCTTCGTCAATTGAAATTGCATAACGCCTTATTGGTTCACTCTCTCCTCGAAGCTGTGACCCGATAGCTGTCAATGCATCGTCAACATCAGTATTAAAAATAGATGCCATATCTGCGGCAGCTTTGGTTAATTCTATGGTTTTGAGTGCGGCATCCTCTGCGCTCAATCCCTGGTTAATGAGGCCAGCACCGATAACGGCTGATGCCTGGAAAAACTCGCTTGAAGCGATACCGGCCTGTTCGGCTGATGTTTCACCAAACTCTGTGATTATATCAATAGCATCCTTGAAAACTACAGTTGCAGCGTTGAGTGATTCTGAAGCGTCGGAAGCATATTTTACAGCTGCCGCACCTGCCGCCGCAATTGGAACGGTCAATCCAAGTGTCAACCCTTTTCCAATAGCTGTGATTTGCTTGCCTGTTTCTGCAACTGATTTTTGAGCATCTGAAAGAGTCTTGTTTAGCTGTTTGTCATCACCAATGAGCTTGTATATAAGCTCTGATACTATTCTGGCCAACTTATACCCCTTTCCTGTGCCGTTCAGCTATTTCCATCAACGCTTTTTTACTTCTCGCATCTGAATCAAAAATAAAGTCTTTGACGCTTCGATATTTTCTATGTCTGACGTAACCTGTTTCGATATACATATCAAAATATTTCAACGCATCAGTTACCTCAGCCCATGTCATGTTAGAATAGATGTAATCAGGTGTCATATATGCCCAAGTTGAACCAAGAGCAAGACACATCCTAAAAACGTCTAACTGTCCAGACCCCCTTTTTTCACCCCATCATCTGGTGTGTCTTTTTTCAAGCATTCTATGATGAACCGGTTCGGAGCATCATTTTCTATTTCGTGTTCCCAAAGTTCTGAATCATATTCATATCCGTTGTCAGAAAGAATCTTTGAAATTAGATTTTTCCTGAGTGTATTTATATGCTGAACATCGTCTTTGCCCTTTTTTGCAATCCGTTCTATCTTTTCCCGGAGAAGCTTTTTCAATTCCCTGGTGTTTTTGTATTGAGTCTCGAATACATCATCGATCATTTCCTTTTCTTCGAAATGTGTCATGTTCAATGCTTCGATATATTCATTACCGATTGCGGCCGCTTCGATTGTCAGCCGGGAAATTGTGAAAGTTTTATTGCAAATCTGGAAATCTATTTCATTTTTGACATCAGAAAGATTAATAATTTTTTTAGCCACAGAATAACCCCTTTAAAATATGGCAACCGGGATTTCTCCCGGAAGCCACCGCCAAATTGTTAATTGTCCTGAATACCGTATTCATCGGTAATCTTGAACAGCTGGTCAAAATCTCCTCGCGTGGTGTCAACACGGCCAATGATGGAAAGCGGCAAGGTTGTCGGCGCGTCGGTATCGAAGCGAGGGAACGGGATCTGAAATCCACCCTCTGCTACAGCCGAGTATACAACGATGCTAAACCATTTAGGCGATGCAACAGTGCCGAGATTCTTCCTGATCCGGAAAGACCTGGTTGTTATCTCAGAGCTGAGCGCACCTGCCGAAAGTGTTCTGCTTGCGCTTGGTGTGTAATCGTAAACAATTGTGATTGTCTGCGCTTCGGTTGTCACGGTAACCGAGTCAATGACAAATATTCCCGATTCGCCCTGATCGTTTTTGCCGACATAATAGTCAGTATTTGCGACCAGAAGGCCGTCAGTTCCGGCGGTAACTGAAGTAACAGAAATTGCTGAAAGATCACCGTTCTGGTTTGTGATTTTGATGAACTTTTTATAAGCCCACGCACCAGAAGCAACAACCTGTGAAGCTCCAGTTACAAGAGTTCCGGCCACGCTTGCATAGGTTGCTGTACCTGACATGAGCTTTGCAAGATTGCTCAACTCAATCTGTACAAGAGTTCCAGTTACCTCGATCTGCTCATTTGTCTTGATTTTTATAATGCCCTCTGCCTGTGATCCAGTCCAGCTCTGGACATCATAGGTATAGTTGACATTTCCATCATCATACGTTACGCCAAGATCGGTGTAAACGTCTGGCACTGTCGGATCAGTCTGCACGGCAAGTGTATATCCTCGCGGCAGATGCACATTTTCATAAGCTGATGCCATTTTCCCCTCCAATTAAGAAATATTCGTACCTCTGTACCATATCCGATACCGGAGGTATTGGCCATGTATTTTAGCATCTCCTCTATCGAGGAATCCGCTATCTATAAATTGACAATAATTAATGTCAATGTTTCCACCAGTAACCGCATAAACGCCAGACAATCTTGAAAAATGCGCTTTAACTATATTGCACATCTTTCGTGGTTCTGTAAAGTCATTTGAATAAGCTGAGAATTGAACTGTCATGGAATTGAAATCAACTTGATATCCTTCAGTTTCCGTAACAATAAAATATTGCATTTGTGGCAGTGTTGTGCTTATGTCGCCGTATGTGTCATATATCCTTTTTGAGATAATCGCGGCAAGCCCGGATAGTGAAAGAAGTTGAGCTTTTACAAACTGAATGACATGCTCTGAATTTGTGGTCATATTTTAAGCACCCTGTCGCCGTATCGATTTATTTTTGGTATTGCATTCTGGAATCCTGGTTCTGCGTATGGTTTTGCCCGTTGTCGGAATGTTCCAAACTCAACATCTTCTGCATATTCTGCTGTCGGGCCAGTTTCAGACACCGGTACTCCATCCTCAACATACGCAACTGATTGCTCACTATTTCTAAGATTTCCTGTTTTAACAGGTGTCAATACCTTCATTTCCGTTTGAATTATCAACCCGCCACCTGTAACAAACTGCAAAGCCTTATCCTGCAAACTGCTTAACACTTGTTTAGTATTATCTTTGATTGTTACACTCACCTGTCAAGCTCCTCTATGTCGCAAAAAGACAACCTTTCGGTTGACGATATCTTGTCAACATAATTTATCATGAATGTAACGCCGTTTATCAAGATTCTGTCTTGTTCTTGGAAACTTACTTCTCGTGTGTTAAATGTCATTCGAAATGTTTTTGAATTGCTGTTCTTTCCAGCCCTGACATTTTGGGACGAGGTATTCCCTGACAAATTGCACCAGAACCGCTTTGACAATACCCATGAATTAGGATTATCATTTGTTTCGATATCAAGTGGAACGTATAGATATTTCTGCGCTCTGGTCTCAAGTCTTATCATGATGTTTTCATGTACCTCTTGATTCTGCCAACTATGGAAATTGGATACCCGTATATTTTATTGTCATACTGTACCGATCTGCCAGATAGATTCTCAGTAGCATTTCCGTATCCGTTATATCCATTCAATGACAAAAGATAGCATACCATTTTTGCGGCAACATTCGATGAAGCATCAGGGTAGACAATTGCGTCATTGTCATCTGTTGCAAAAGGTATCCCGCGAATGTGTAGATAGTCTGCCTCAGCTTCAGTTATTGATAGGGTTATTTCTGCATCGTATTGAGTGTATGCAGTCCATGTATATGACAATGATGGATCAGTAACAATTGCTGTACATTCGTATGTCAGCCCGGTTGCTGTGTCAATTCTGATTTCCCCAACCTCTCCGGCTGTCGCTGTTGTCGGCGCTCCTGATCCAGAAGTGTCGTATAGTTTTGCAAAAGTTTTGACGGTGTATAAATCAGTTATCGCCATTTTTTATTCCTCATAGAACACGCCTACAAGTGTTGCTGTTGTATTATCCGCAGCTGCATTAAGTGTCAAAAGATAATTTGTCCGTGGCTTGAATACCCGGAAAGCTGATTCAACAACTGATGATGTAACCCCGCTGTTTCCTTGAGCGTGCGAAAGTACCCGGCGATATACAAACCTGTCTCCATTCTGTGCAACTGTTGGCGACAAGAAAAACTTTGTTTCGATACATCCACAGTGAGTGCGATTGAATGCAGATATTGTTATCGGATTACCATTTGCATTAATTTCAGAATCCTCATAAATCTGCGCAATTGTTTGCCCGCCGAATGATTCAAGGTTGAAAGAGATGTGAAGTTCTTTATTTCCTGTTGATATCAGCATAGAAACGGTGTCTACAGCATCTATATCTGTATCTTCCATGTAGAAAGCAAAAAGCCTTCCAGAGTTGACGTAATGGGTAATGAAATCCATTGTAATCGCTTCACCGTTTCCGTTTGTTGCTATCATCAGTCTTCCTCGTACCAGGAGAATAAGTATGTACCGACAGTGTTTGAAACTGTACCGGTATTTGTAAAAATAAATTGATACACGGTGTCAGAATTAAGCACAATCTCATCATCCTGACCACCTGCACCGCCAACACGATTTGCTGCACCTCCGGAACCTACTTGCTCAATAAATATTAGTTTTGTCCCGATTGTTCCTTGTGTTGACCCGATTGAAATCTGCGATTTTGATTCCCTCTGAGAATGCCTGTACCTGTTTACCGGTTTTACAGCAGTTCCACCGGTCATTACGGCGTTTTCATAAATCTGCAATGACAGGCTGTTTGCATCAGATGAAAATCGTGTAGGACGGAAGTGAATCAAAACATTTCCATCTATCTTTGGAGGTGTTTTGAATGTAATATTGTATGTTCCAGAAGGCGCTATTGATCCAGTTTGCCCGGGAAGTATGAATCCTTTTTCCATGTGGGTGTAATGATGGTCGCTTGTAATTCCTACTCTTGCATTTGTAAGGCTATCAATTATTCCGGCCATTTTTACGCCTTCCTCTTGGTTTCTTCTCTTCTTCTTTTGCTGGCGTTAGTACATTTTCATGGATGTCGCCAGTGAATGAATATCTGCTTTTCAAAACATCTATTTCATCAGTTTTGTCAGTAGAGTATTCCCCACTGACAAAACGAACAAAACAACGTTTTTTGGGAATCCAGACTGATCCAGTTCCTTTGAACGTAACCATATTAACCATTGACCTGTATCGCTCGCATCCAGTGAATGCGGCATGTTTTTGCGCCTGCTTCACCTGCCCTGAAACAGATTGAAGGTGTCAATACTTCTGTTGTGATGTTGGTTGTGAATGTGCCAATAAGCACACCGTCAACATAACCATGCACGGCAGAACCATCGAAATAAAACTCGTACACGTGTGCGAGGGTATCAAGAGTTGACGCGCTTGCAGTATTCTTTTCTGTCGCTGTTGTGTAAGTTTTGAAGTTAACGGCTGTAACTCCGTCCAACTTCGAAAAGAACACTCCGCCAGCGCCAACATCGATTGCATGCGCAGTTGACGCGGCAGTAAGCGCAGTATCAACACCACACAAACCAACAAGCAAATCACTCTGAGTTGCATCAGATGCAGTTATTTTTGCACCGAAATAACAAGGTTTGCCGGGATCAAGTTTAAACTGAGACCCAACTACCTGCATGTTGTCGCCTGCGTATTCTGTTGCCGCTGTTGTGATCAGTGCAAAAGAACCAGAAACTACCCCTGCTGTTACCGGGCTTGTACCTGTTGCAGTGATTGTGAATTCAGATGATTTATACACCGAGTCAAGAATAACCTTCTGAACGTCGCCAAATGCATCAAGTATTCGACGCGGATATCTGCTGTCAACAATCCCGATGCAATTATCGGAATCACCAATTTTCGAATAACTTACCATTTGTTTCCCCTTATGCCGTGAATGTCACCACGAAAGTATCGGTATCAGTTCCGCCTCGAAGGTTCGTATATGTCAGCGTCAAAGTTGCTGTTTCAGTGTCGAGCCAGTCGGCCGCGTCACCTGAAATATCAGCTGTTCCGATACCCATTACACATTCGATTGTTGCAGCAGATACGCTTGCTGTTCCAGCTGTTGAAGTATCACCGGCAGCCTGTCCAATAAGCCCGGTAAATGGAATTGTCAGCCCGGTATTTTCTCCAACAAGCCTAAACGGTACGCTGTATGTCCAGACAGCAGAAGTTGGTTCCGGTGTTACGTTTGCCCTGTCAATTACCAAAAGAACTCTGTCAGCGTTGAACTCTGCCTGCGCTCTCCAAAGTTCCTGGTCTTTTTTCGGAAGTCCAGCAAGATACGATATATCATTTGCCATTTGTTACCCCGTAATAGAAAAATAGGCTGGTGTTACCCAGCCGTTGAAATTAAGCGGTTGCAAGGTTTGTGATAGTACCGTGCAATTTCTCCGATCCGTAATCAATGCCAAGCTGGCCGTAAATCTGCCAAGGTTCTGAAGCTCCGGTCTGTGCAAGCTTCTCCATGAAGAACAAGCCGTCGGGCATGTACTGCTTGCCGGGAACGGGCTGATTTACGAGATACACACTTGCCATGTCTGCAATCAGCAAAGTACCGGCGGCAATGTTTCGGGTAAAAACCACTTCCAGAATGCCGAAGTCAGTTTCGATGACCTGAATGTTTGCACCGCCTACATTGCGATCCATCGGGACAAACTCAAAAATGCTTGAAAGTTTCTGCTTCTGGAATGCGTTGACAAAAACGACACCTCGCTGAAACTTGCTTCCTGTTGTTGCCATTTCCTGAAGAAGTTCATTGAACATGCTTTTTTCAAGCGCTCCGGCTGATGCGTCCACAGTATTTGTGGTACATGCAGTTGCAAGACCGCGCATCTTGTTTGCGACGCTTGCAGCTGTTGCCATCTGGTAACTGCCGGAAATTGCGGAATACTCATAGTTTCCCATGAGCTGCTCACGTGCAGCATTTGCCTGGAATGAAAGTTCATCCATAATCGCATTGTCAAGCGGGCTGGTTCCGTATGCAAAACCGGAAGTACCATTTTCAGCGAACTTCAGCCGGTCGGCAGATGAAATTGCCTGATAGGTAGGGTTGATTTTCTGCTGGAAAATCTGAGTGACATTCTTCTCATTTGCCCGGTCATATGTAATTGCGGTAGGGGCTGTTACAGATGCGGCTTCAGTTATTGCTGGCTGTGCAAAAGTCTCGAGATCGTACTTTGCGAACATTGCAAACTCTGAAGAATTGGATATTTTTCGACCTGCTACCCGTGAAAGGAAAGGGTAAATAACAGGCGAAAAGGTAATAAGACCACTGCCAGGCACATTCGAAATGTTGAATGTGCTTCCATAGCCGGTTGACGTATCGTTAGCCATTCTTTGCTCCTTCTAACTGCTTGATACGGAAATACAGGGCGGTTGCTTCCTCTCCCCTTCCTTGATTCATCAAAGCAACGTATGTTGTTTTCAGTGCCGTTATTTCATCGACACCACCGGCAGCAGGTATCGGCCTACCGCCGTATTTGATTTTGTTTTCAAGTTCTTCATTCTTTGTTTTCAACGATTTGAAATCATTGACAAACTCGATTAGAACATCTTCTGCATTCTCAAGCTGATAGAGCTTTTCTGCCTTCAGCGGATCGTAACCAAGTTCAGCGGCCTTCTTCCGAAGTGCATCTTTCTTGGTGTTGTCCCGTTCCTTCTTCTCGTTTGCAATTTTCCATTCCCGTAGCTCTCTGATTTCTTTCTGTTCAGGCGTTTCATCTTTTGGTGCAAACTCCTTACGAATTTCTTCAGTAAGCGTTTTTTTCAGTTCTGGAAGTTTCTTTTCCTCGTAGTTTCGCTTGAATGCCTCAACTTGAGGTGCGGAAACTTTGTCGCGCAATGATTGCGACTTGCTCACAAGATCAAAAAGAACATCATCCGTAGGCTTTATGTACCCGGCAGCCTTGGTTTTAAACTCTTCGCGCTTGTCCTCTGGTACATACTCTAAAAGCTCGTCCATCTGTGTATCCTTCCACCAGCCAATTTTCACCAGCTAATGATTGACCGATTTACACCGGTCTTCGTTTGATATTACTACACATATGTGTAGTTGTCTATAGTCAAGCGGTTTTAATTGCGCTTAACGATATTCGCTTTTCTTTCCAAGTTGTGAACGGTACGATGTCGTTACCAACTCGGCGATTTTTTGGATGCTCGACACCGGGAAGAATGATCAATGTGGTACACCGGCAATGAATATCTTGCTTTGCAACGCCAGTGAGACCTGGAGCCGGCGCCGTTGAACCATCCGGAAGATGGAATATACCGTCCTGATCCGCTTTCTCTCCATCCATTTCCCTGTGATCTGGCCGCGTCTTTGAATCAATTGTTGCAAGCCATTCTTTGCCGGAATCTTCTTCCCCGGCAGTTTTCAGCAAATCAACAGAATCAAGAAACGCCTGTGATTGCATGGCGTGTGCTTGTGTTGCTGCTACTGTGTATGCATTTTTGTACTGACTGTTTGTTACCCGCGCAATCTCTTCAGCGATCTTCGAGTATGAATTACCTTGATTCAGTCCCCTTATTATAGCGCCATCAATTTGCGTGAGATAATTTCCCCAGTTTTTCTTAAGATTTTCAGCCATTGTTAGGCCATAGAAATCAGACGATAAAGCATCTGCCACAAGCTTGACTTTAACTCCTCCGGTTAATGGCAGACCGTACCCTTGAGAATAAGCCCAGCCAAAGCCTTGATATTGCAAATCATAAATTGATATGCCTGCATTTTCTAAAGTTGTCAAATCTTCCAGGTAGCCAAGCTTGCCAATCTCTTTTATTTGATCTTGTAGTTTTTTTAACCTTCCATAACTGACTGCCTTTGATTTTGAAACATACGCTACCCCGCCGGTCTGGTTATTTTTTTTCGGATCAATTGCGGC